TCCCAATCATCCTACTAAGTCACATATTGTGGTAGCTAAATCAGGCAGTACAATTAAAACTATTAGATTTGGACAGCAGGGTGCTAAGACTGCAGGTAAGCCTAAAGCAGGTGAGTCTCGTAAAACAAAAATGAAAAGAAAATCTTTTAAAGCTCGTCACGCTAAGAACATTGCCAAAGGTGTGTTGTCTGCAGCATACTGGGCTAACAAGGTGAAGTGGTAATATGGGTAAACAAATAGGCAGCGAAGAAAAGCCAATAACATTTAGATCACCGATCTATAAAAATACACACGGAAGTAAGGGTGCTAATCCCAGACCCGGATTCTATACACAAGATTACAGAGATAACTGGGATAGAATATTCGGTAAAAAGAAAACAGAGGACAACAACAATGACAATGATTAAGAAATGGTTAGAAGCAATAAAAGATTTTCTAACTCCAAAAAAACAAACAACGAAGAGGAAACCAAATGTTAAAAGAACTACTAGAAAAAAAAGTAAATAGTATGATTAATACCAATGACCTTACAGACATGCAAGTCTGGGGTGTCATGTGTGGTATAGGATTTATATCAGCTTTTATAGTTATGTGGATTATCTAAGATGCGTTTAGTTCCCGAAGGTTACATTAAAAGAAACACCTCTACCATACCATTCGGGTATGAGTTCGATGAGGTTACTGGATTTCTTAAACCTATTGAAGAGGAACTAGAAGCATTACAAATTGCTGAGAACATGATAGTCAACGAAGAGGTATCACTTCAGGCTGCATGTGATTGGTTAGAATATAAAACCGACAGAAGAATTTCTACTCCCGGTCTCAAGAAACACGTAGATAAAAAATATGGAAAACGAAACGAAAGACTGGGAGAGGAATCCTCATCTCTACTTGCAAGATGATGATGGTAACTTTGTCTTAAAGAAAGACGGAACTCCTAAAAAGAAAGCAGGTCGACCTAAGACCAGCACCGAAAAAGCTATCAAGGCTGCACGTGCTACGGTAGGTCGTAAACAGCGTAACATTAAAAAGCTTGAAGCCAAGCTTAACAACGCTAGACAATCATTTAAAAAACAAAAAGAAACAATTCAAAAACTTGACAAGACTGTAGAAGGTCCTGTCACTGAAGATGAACTTAACAATCTTCCAAAAGCTGTACAAGAAAATTTAGACAATCATACAGTCTTGTTCCATGCTAACGAAGGTCCACAGACAGACTTCCTTGCTGCCGGTGAAAAAGATGTGTTATATGGTGGAGCTGCCGGTGGTGGTAAATCTTTTGCCATGATTGTAGACCCACTCAGGTATTGCCACAAGAAAGCTCATCGTGCTTTAATCCTCAGACGTTCTATGCCAGAACTTCGTGAGATGATTGATAAGTCTCGTGAGTTATATCCACAAGCCTTTCCCGGTGCTAAGTTTCGAGAAGTTGAAAAGCTTTGGAACTTTCCAAGCGGTGCAAAGGTTGAGTTTGGTTTCCTTGAGAGAGATGCAGACGTATACAGATATCAAGGACAAGCATATAGTTGGATAGGCTTTGATGAGATTACTCACTTACCCACAGAGTTTAGCTGGAACTATCTTGCTTCACGACTCAGAACAACTGACCCAGAAATACAAACATACCTTCGCTGTACTGCTAATCCCGGTGGTGTTGGTTCGCATTGGGTTAAAAAAAGATACATAGAACCATCAGAGCATAATAAATCTTTTGCCGGTAACGATGGTTTAACACGTAAGTTTATTCCGGCTAAGTTAGCTGATAACCCATACCTTGCAGAGGATGGTGTCTATGAGCAAATGCTTAAGTCTTTACCACCGATTCAACGTAGACAATTGCTTGAAGGTAACTGGGATGTAGCAGAAGGTGCAGCATTTGTAGAGTTTGATCCACTCAATCATGTGATTACTCCGTTTGAATTACCTTTACACTGGGAAAGAGTAAAAGCAGTTGACTATGGATACGCTGCAGAAAGCTGTTGTTTATGGGGAATAATGGACCAAAATGACGGAACTTTAATAATATATCGAGAATTATACAGAAAAGGCTTGACAGGAGAAGAATTAGGTAGTATAATAACAAGTATGGAGCTAGAAGACCCTTACTCGGTCTCTGGTGTCTTGGATACAGCAGCGTGGGCTAGAACAGGTACTACAGGACCTACGGTTGGAGAAGCACTTGTACGAGCAGGACATAAGCTTAGACCAGCAGATAAGAACAGGGTACAGGGTAAAATCCAGATACACGAGTTTCTGAAGGTTCAAGAGAATGGTAGACCTAAGTTACAGATATTTAATACATGTCCTAACTTAATACGAGAGATACAGTCTATACCGTTATCAAAGAACAATCCGGAGGATGTGGATACACATGCTTCAGATCACGCATATGATGCATTGCGTTATATGATAATGAGTAGACCACGAATGGTAAGTACATTCGATAGGTTGAGAGGATTAAAAAGAGATATCCATCAACCGGCTGATTCAACATTTGGATATTAAAGTTTATGGCAGACAACGAGAATACATTTTTAAACGCTGACAACATCTACGAAGACGTAGAAGGTGAAGCTGGTAAAAATCTTAATCTAGAAATAGAACAAAAAAGTAATCTTGTTGGTATCATTAAAGATAGGTTTCAAGTATCAGAAGATGCAAGACGTTCAGATGAGTCACGTTGGTTAAAAGCTTACGAAAACTATAGAGGACTTTACAACAAGTCAATTAAGTTTAGAGACTCAGAAAAGTCTAGAGTCTTTGTCAAGATTACTAAAACAAAAGTACTAGCTGCTTTTGGTCAACTTGTTGATGTAATCTTTGGTACAGGTAAATTTCCAATTGGTATTTCAGAAACAAAAATACCAGAAGGTGAATTAGCAAGTGCTCATTTAGATACTCAAACAGGTGCACCCGGTTTAGAAAGCACTATGGGTGGTGGCGAGTTGCCCGGAGATGTTGATGGGAATACATTAGATAACCCATACGATGTTGGATATGAAGGTGATGGTAAAGTTCTTAAACCCGGAGCTACCTTCAACAAAGGAATCTTTGAGGACAGTCTTGAAGATAAAGTAGAAGACCAGTTGGTTGAAGGCTTTAGTCCTATACCTACAATGTTAGAAATTTCTCCAGCACAGAAAGCTGCAAGGAGAATGGAAAAACTTATCCACGATCAAATAGATGAATCAAAGGGTTCATCAGAAATTAGAAATGCTCTTTTAGAATCTTCTCTGCTAGGCACAGGGATTGTAAAAGGACCATTTAACTTTAACAAGAAACTTCACAAGTGGGATACGAGTGAAGATGGTGAAAGAAGTTACAACCCGTTAGAGGTTAGAGTACCTCGAATTGAGTTTGTTAGTTGTTGGGATTTTTATCCTGATCCCGGAGCTACTAGTATTGAAGAGTGTGAGTATGTTATTCACAGACACAAACTAAACAAATCTCAACTTAGACAACTGCGTAACATGCCTTACTTTGATGAGGATGCTATCCGTAATTGTTTACAGATGGGTGCTAACTACGAAGAGAAAAGCTTTGAGTCACATTTAAAAGATGATGCAAGAAGCGATGAAGACTATCAATCTAACTTTGAAGTTCTTGAATACTGGGGAATCATGGATGCAGAGTATGCACGTGAAGTCGGTATAGAACTTTCAGATGATATTGATGATTTAGATGAAGTCCAAGTTAATGCTTGGGTATGTGGTAACAGTTTATTAAGAGCAGTGGTCAATCCATTTACTCCTTATAGATTACCATACCACGCTTTTCCATACGAAAGAAATCCTTATAACTTCTTCGGTATTGGTGTAGCTGAGAACATGGATGATTCTCAACAGATTATGAACGGTCATGCACGTATGGCTGTAGACAACCTAGCAATGGCTGGGTCTTTGGTGTTTGATGTAGATGAGTCTGCCCTAGTTGGTGGACAGTCTATGGAAATATATCCGGGTAAGATATTCAGAAGACAAGCTGGAATGCCCGGACAAGCTATACATGGTTTGAAGTTTCCTAACACAGCACCAGAAAACATGATGATGTTTGACAAGTTTAGACAACTTGCAGATGAGCAAACAGGAATACCTAGTTACTCACACGGACAAACAGGTGTACAAAGTATGACAAGGACTGCTTCGGGTATGTCAATGTTATTAGGTGCATCAAGTTTAAATATTAAAACAGTTGTTAAGAATCTTGACGACTTTTTATTAAGACCTCTAGGAGAAGCTTTCTTTCAGTGGAACATGCAGTTCTTTGAAGGTGGTCTAGATGTCAACGGTGATTTAGAAGTTAAAGCTACCGGAACAAACAGCTTGATGCAGAAAGAAGTAAGAAGTCAAAGACTAACTACATTCTTACAAACTGTACAAAATCCTGCTGTTGCTCCGTTTGTTAAAATTTCTAAACTAATTAGTGAACTTGCTTATAGCTTAGACTTAGACCCAGATGAAGTTTTAAACGACCCTGAAGAAGCAGCTATCATGGCACAAATCATAGGAATGCAAAATGTTGGACAAACAACTGGCGAAGAAGCTCAACCCGATAGTCAACAACCCGGCAGTATGGGAAGTCTTGCAGGAACACCTGCAGAACCTCAAGAGCTTGGACCTACAGGCACTGGCGGTGGCAACATCGGAATCGGAAATGTTCCGGTTGCAGGGGAAGATCAATTCTCTGGTACGCCTAGAGCAGTTGCCGGAACAGGTTAAAGAAGCAGCAAATAGAAAAGAGGAAACATGAGTTTATTACAAGACGACAACAAAGTACGAATAAAATATAAAGATGGCATGGAAGTAGAAATGCCTAACGAAGGTTTAAAAGCTTTGGCAAAAGAAGCTCCTGAAGTTGTTGAACGTATGTTAAAAGCTGAAGGTGGTTCTATGATGGAAGAACCTATGATGAATACACCTATGATGGATGAGCCTGAAGAGGATATGCTTCCAGACAATGAGATGGAAGATGAATACTTAGATTTTATATTAGACGAAGCATTAGATAACGAAGAAGAAGATTTTCTAATGGATGCGTTACAAGGCAACGACAGACTATCAATGATATTTGATAAAGTCATAGACGTTGCACAAGAATTTGCTGGGTCTGGTCCTGTTGAAGGTCCGGGTTCAGGAGTCTCTGACAGTATACCTGCAAGGTTATCTGATGGAGAATTTGTCTTTACTGCTAAAGCTGTAGACGAAATCGGAGCTGATAATTTAATGGCGATGATGAAAGATGCAGAAATGAAAGCAGATGATAGACAAGGTTTAGCTAATGGTGGTGAGCCAGAAGAAGAAGATACTGTTGAGATGGAGGTTGAAAAACCTGCAACTAAACAGGACATTAGAGTAGTGAAAACTACTGTAGATAACGGTGGAAAAGGTATCATGGATGAAGATGAAATATCTAAAAGTATTAAATCTAAAATGATGCTTGACAACCGAACTGGAAGACACGTCCAAAGCTAAACAAACTTAACGGTAGGGCTACCTTATGTCATAAGCACCCTACTATTTTATAAACCGAAAGGCTACCTTTACATACAAGCCCTCTAGTCGACATAGAGCTACCTTGTGAACGAAGCCCCCGTAGGAGAAAAGAATATGACTACAGAAGTACAAGAGGAAAATGCCAATCCTTACAACATGAACAAATCATGGCATAAAGAAGACGAAATAGGTTTCCAAGATGCAAACGGAGTTTTTTTCGAAAAGCCCCAAGCAAAACAGGAATCTGACATAGAAGAACCTGTAGAACAGGAAGCAACGAAGGATGAACCTTACAAGCGACCAGACTACAAGAAACGCTATGACGACTTGAAAAAGCATTATGACTCTAAGTTAAATGAATTTAAGTCTAGAGAACAAGAGTTACTAGAAGAAGCTGCTAACAGTAGACCAAGCTACGTTGCTCCTAAATCTCCAGAAGAACTTGAAAAGTTTAGAGAAGAGTATCCTGATGTATACGAAGTTGTAGAAACTGTTTCTCATTTACAGTCCGAAGAGAAATCTAAAGACTTAAGAGAGAAGCTAGAAAAACTACAATCTCGTGAGCAAGAACTAATTCGTAAAGATGCTGAAAAGCGATTGATGGATAAGCATCCTGATTTTGAAGATATTCGCAATAGCGATGATTTTCATGGTTGGGCTAAAGAGCAGCCAAAGTCTATCCAAGATTGGGTATACAACAATGCTGACGATGCTGATCTAGCTTCAAGAGCTTTAGATTTGTTTAAGAAAGATATTGGTATGGATGTTGCACCGAAGAAGTCAAATTCTAAACAGTCCAAGAAATCTGCTGCTGACATGGTTTCCACTAAAACAACTAGTGTAGAACCGAAGCAAGAGAAAATTTGGACTGAAAGGGAAATTGCAAAAATGTCTATGGCTCAATTTGACAAGCACGAAGCTGAGATAAGTCAAGCCATGCAAGAAGGCAGGATTGCAAAATAATTAACTATTAACTAAAAACTTAGGAGAATATCAAATGGCTCAATATTTTGAACCCTCAACTGATACTAATGCTAACTTTGCAAACTCTGTAAGTGGACAAACTAATAGTTTCTTTTTACCTTCGGTTTACTCTAAAAAGGTTTTAAACTTTTTCAGAAAATCGTCTGTTATCGAAGCTATTACTAACACCGACTATGCCGGTGAAATCACTGCTTATGGAGACTCTGTAAAGATTATCAAAGAACCTGTTATCTCTGTGTCAGATTACACAAGAGGTAGCGATACTACTGCCACTAAACTAACAGACCAAGAAACATCTTTGGTTGTTGACAGTGCTAAAGCTTTTAAATTCATCGTAGATGATATTGAGAGCAAAATGTCACACGTCAACTTCAAAGAAGTAGCTTCAAGCTCTGCTGCATATGCATTGAAAGATTCATATGATGCTGCTGTCTTAGCTGTTATGTTTGCTGGATTATCCGCTTCATCACCTAACCACGTTTTAGGTTCTGACAACGCTACTGATTTAGCTGCTGGAACTTTTGACGGTACAGGTAACCTAGACATCGGTTTTGATTCTAACGAACATGACCCTCTAGACCTTATGGGTAGAATGTCAAGACTACTAGACGAACAGAACGTACCTGAAGAAGGTCGTTGGTTTGTTGCAAGTCCTGATTTTTATGAAGTTCTAGGACAATCTAGTTCTAAATTGTTGTCAGTAGACTACAATGGTGGACAAGGCTCAATCAGAAATGGTTTAGTATCAAGTGGAAAACTACGTGGATTTAGCATGTACAAATCAAACAACATTGCTGCAACATCTAATGCTGCTGGCAAATGTTTGGCTGGACATATTTCATCTACAGCTACTGCTCAATCAATAACATCAACTGAGGTCCTTAGAGACCCTAGTTCTTTCGGTGATATTGTGAGAGGATTGCATGTCTATGGTGCGAAAGTACTAAGAGACGAAGCAATTGTAGGTGCTTTCTACGGTATTGATTAATACCAACTTTGGGGGAGTCTTCGGACTCCTCCTCTTTTTTTAACGCATAATTTTACTAAGAGGTAAATAACATGGCAATTGTAAATATAAGAGATACTGGACGTAACTCAGCAAGAACAACTGATGTTCGTGAGTTAGCGACTAAGGTCCAGAAACCTTCTGACACAGAAGCAATCACCGCAGCGAATACAATAACAGCAGCCGAATCAGGCACACGTTACGTTTTAAACGTAGCAGCAGCGAAAATTCAAACTCTTCCTACTCCAGCAGCAGGTTTAGAGTATTGGTTTTACGTTGGAGCAACAGAACCAACAGGTACTCATACAGTAGTAACAGCATCAAGTGCTAATATTATTGTGGGTAACGTATCTTCTCCGGAAGATGCAGCAGGTTCAGTCGCTACAGTTACTGATGCAGATACTATTTCGTTTGTAGCTANNAAGGCAGTACATGGAGATTTTGTTCATGTATGGTCTGATGGTACAAACTGGTATCTAAATGGTCAGTGTAAAGTTCAAGACGGTATTACTACAACTCAAGCGGGTTAATAATACAGTCACGGTATTGACGAAACAGTCTAACGGGGGAGTTTCCGGACTCCTCCACTTTTAAAGG